ATGAAGGATCGTTCGCAGTCTAAATTTCTCCTTGGTTGGGTGCGGCGCTCCCTTGAAGGACTCAAGTAATGGACCTCATCGGGATCGGGAGCATCATTGAGGGTGTTGGCAAGGTTGCGGACTCGCTCATTACAACGGATAAAGAACGCCTCGAAATGGCGTTGGAAGAGCGCAAGCTGGACTTGGAAGAGAGGAGAATTGACCAAGAGACCGGGTTGGCTCAGGTTGAGGTCAATAAGATTGAAGCGGCGAGTTCTAGCGTATTTGTCTCTGGCTGGCGTCCTGCTGTGGGTTGGGTTGGGGTTCTTGGCCTCTCTTACCAGTTCCTTGGGTACCCGATGATGCAGTGGGTATGGGCTTTTGGTCAGGGGGTAGATATAATTCCAAAGGAGCTACATCCGCCGCCTGATCTTGACGTTGAGCAACTCATGACTCTTCTTGCGGGTCTTCTCGGTTTTGGCGGGATGAGAAGTTTCGAGAAGCATAAAGGGGTCGCAGCAAAATGACAGTCGCAGCGGTAATGACGTATGACTCGCTGGTCAACGACATTTCAACCTATCTTGAGCGCAATGATCAGGCGACGTTAGACAAGATTCCGCAGTTCATTATGTTTGCGGAGCAAGTCATTGCGTCTGAGATTAAGTTCCTTGGCAACTTGACGGTTGCGGATGGAACGATGACCGCAAGTGATCCTGTGTTGGATAAGCCGGCACGGTGGAGGAAGACGGTATCGTTTAACGTCACGGTAGCTGGTGAGCGGGTTCCGGTGTTCTTGCGTAAGTATGAGTACCTTCGGGAGTATTGGCCTGATGATACGCAAACTGGTGTACCTGCGTTTTATTGTGATTACGACTACACTCATTGGTTGGTTGCTCCGACTCCGGCGACCAACTATTCGTTTCAGGTGCTGTATTACGAGCGCAATCAGCCGTTAGATTCAGCCAATCAGTCTAATTGGTTTACCCAGTACGCTCCGCAAGCACTCCTTTACGGGTCTTTGCTGCAAGCAATGCCTTTTTTGAAAAACGACGAGCGGATCCCTGTTTGGCAGTCAATGTATGACAAATCGATTGCATTACTTAAACAGGAAGATCTTACGCGGGTCGGTGACCGTCAAACCGTGGTAAATGACACATGAGTTATAACAGTCCGTTCACCGGCAACGTAATTCAACCTACGGATGTTGCCTACGCTTCATACGCTCTAACGTCTACCACCGGAACCATTCAACTTGAGTGGCCACTGAATGGTAACGACACGGATTACGTTGCCGCGAGGGTAATGCAGGTCAGCACGACTAGCACGGCGTATGAGTTGTGGATGCCACCAGCTAATCAGGCATCGGTAGGTCAAGATGCGCTCATCTACAACACCGGCGGCGTAACCCTGACGGTTAAGTCATATGGTGGAGCCAGCACGATTGTATCGATTCCCTCATCAGGGGGAAGTGCTCAGTATGTCTTTATCACGTCAAACGCCAATACAACGGGAACGTGGGGCGTCATAGCCTTTGGTTCTACGACAACCAACTCCAACGCAGCGACGCTTGCCGGGTACGGCCTGACGGCTATTGGCGCGACGTTGAATCAAGCGCAACCTACAACTACGTTTTCATCAGACTACACAGCCACGGCTGCTGACCGTGCAAACGCATACGTTTGGACTGGCGGGGCGGGAACACTGACCCTTACGTCTGCAGCGACGTTGGGGGACAATTGGTTCTTTTTAGTCCGAAATGGTGGGTCCGGGAGTTTGACCATTGACCCAAGCGGGGGGGAGCTTATCAATGGGTCTTCAACGCTTGATATGCAGCCATCAGACTCGTGTTTGATTTCGTGCTCTGGAACTGCATTTTTTTCAATTGGCCTTGGCAAAAGCACTGAGTTCAATTTCACTCAATTGACCAAGGCAGTTACTTTTGCAGGATCTCCATTTACACTATCTTCTGCGGAAGCGGCTAACGTAATCCAAAAGTACACAGGAGTTTTGACCGGAAACGTAATTGTTAACTTGCCGCAAACGATTCAAGTTTATTACATAACAAACCAAACGTCTGGGCCGTACACGATTACGTTTCGGACGGGGGTTACAGGCGGTGCAACTGCTGTGGTTCCTTCTGGTTCGCAGGTGATTCTCATTTGTGATTCTGTGAACCTTTACAATGCTTCAACTGTTGCTGCTGGAGCTACCACTTTTTCGGTGGCTGACGGAACTGTTAGCAATCCGGCGGTTAACTTTGCCACAGAAACCACCACTGGAATTTACCGCCCTGCTTCTGGCGAGTTTGGTGTTTCAATACTTGGTGTTCAGCGTCTTAATGTAACCGCCTCAGGAATTGCTGTAACAGGTGCGGGTACGTTTACTTCTGGTGTGTCGGGCGGGACATTCTGATGACTGGAAAAGTATTTCAGCTAGACACAAAGCCGGGGATTCAGCGAGACGGGACTGTCTTTGATAAGGACTTTTACATTGACGGGCGCTGGGTTCGATTCCAGCGTGGTCGCCCAAGGAAGATTGGCGGTTATGCGACCATTTCAGATCAATTGACTGGACCTTCAAGGGGGGTTTGGGTCAACCCGTCAAATGGTTTTAACCAGATCTTCAGCGGATACAACAATGGTCTGCAATCACTTTCAGTTGACAACAACGGAGTTGGCGCTGGGGTTACCAACTACACGTTGAGCAATTTTGCCGCAAGCAATTTAAACCTGTGGCAGTTTGATGGGTTCTATGACGTTGGAAGTGGAGGGGTTGGTTCTATTCTTGCTCACCCCGGACAGAACCTTGCTCAGATTGACTCCACAGAAGAAACGCCAGTTCTGATTGGCAACATTGACGGAACAACGCTCTCCCAAATTGGGACATTCACTGACGCTAACGCTTATCTAACAACTGGTTCGCCAACAGTTACGTTTAGCCAAGCAGACATTTTGATTGGTGCAGGTCAGACGGTAACGGGAACGGGGATTCCGGCTAATACAAGTGTAGGGTCCAAGGTTGAGGCGGCTGATATTCTGTCAACGGTAGCTGTTACAGGGGCGTCTGGTACGTTCTCCTGCGCGGCCACTTCTGGTCTGTATGTTGGGCAGACGGTGTCGGTGGCCGGAACATTGGGGACTTCTGCAATCGCTGGGGTTGCCATCACCGGAACAACAGGAAACTTCTCCTGCACTACGAACACTGGTCTTTACGAGAACGCTCCTGTAACGGTTACGGGAACTCCTACTCCTCAGGCTCTTGCCAGTGTGGCTGTTAGCGGCTCCAGCGGGTTCGGAACCTTTACTTGTACGTCTACAACTGGATTGGCTGTTGGTCAGCCTATAGCAGTTTCTGGCACCTACGACACTACTACGTTGGCGTCGGTGGCAATTACCGGCGTAGCGGGTACGTTCTCTTGCACGGCGTCTACGTTGTATGTTGGGATGCCTTTGACTACTACGGGAACAGCAGCCACCACGGCTCTTGCTTCTGTTGCTGTTACCGGAACTGCTGGGCAATGCTCGTGTACTGCAGTGTCTGGGTTATATATTGGCCAACCCGTATTGGTAACTGGCACTTTAACTGGCACAGCAACTGGCATTAGCACCAATAACATTTATTACATTATTGCCACAAACGGCACAACAACATTTACGTTATCGGCTACCCTTGGCGGTAGCGCCATAACAACTACCGCTGGCACCACGACTGGTTTAACTTTTACGGTTACGTTGTTGACCGGGGTAGCAACCAACAGAACGTACTACGTTATTGCAACCAACGGAACCACTACATTCACGCTGTCAGAAACGCTTAACGGGTCGGCTATCAATACTACCGTCAATAGTATTTCTGGGCTTACTTTTGCGGGTCCTGTAGGGACAGGATTGGTGTCAGGGCGCTCGTACTTCATTATCGTCACCAACGGCACGTCTTCTTTCACGTTGTCTTCGACGTTGAGCGGCGCTCAGTTGACTGGCGTATACGGTGTAACCACGGGGTTGTCGTTTGCATTAAGCACTTTCTCAGGTGTTACAACGGGCACTACTTACTATATCAAGGGAACCCCGACCTCAACTTCTTTTGTTTTGTCTGGCACTGTCGGTGGGACGGCAATTACAACGGTCACTGGGGCGTCTCTTGCGGGGTTGACGTTTAACCTAACCAACAGCATTGGTCTTACGTCCCCTCAGACGTACTACATCACTGCTACAAACTACTCAACCACGTTTACTCTGTCTGCTACGTTGGGAGGCTCTCCTGTCACTACTTATGTGGCCAGCACTACTGGGTATGTGTTCACACTGGGTTCGTACACCAAGGTTTCGTTGGTGGACACTACTACCGGTCTTCCTAAGAACGCAACATCAACGGGAAACTCAACGCTCACGTTCAACAACAACGTTGCCGTTTCTGGCGGAGTTGTAACTCTGCACCCTTATGTTTTTGTCTACGGCAACAATGGGCTGATTAAGAACTGCGCGGCAGGCAATGCTCAGGATTGGGTTTCAAGCGACGCTAACGAGGTCAACGTAGCGACCGGGAAGATTGTGCAAGGGTTACCAGTCAGGGGCGGATCAAACGCTCCTTCTGGCTTGTTCTGGAGCCTTGATAGTCTAGTTCGCGTTTCTTATATCGGCGGAGCCGGAACCCCTCCGCAGTTTTGGCGGTACGACATCATTACGAGTCAATCTTCAATCTTGTCGAGCCAATCGGCTATTGAATACGACGGTGTGTATTACTGGTGCGGTGTTGATCGGTTCATGCTGTACAACGGTACGGTCAAAGAGATTCCGAACAATTTTAATCAAAATTACTTTTTTGACAATCTAAATTACAATCAACGTCAAAAAGTATGGGCAACAAAAGTTCCCAGATATGGTGAGATTTGGTGGTTTTATCCTCGTGGAGACGCCACTGAATGCACCGATGCAATCATCTACAACACCCGTGAAGGGGTCTGGTATGACGCTGGCGAAGCTGCTGGAGCTCGCAGAAGCGCAGGGTATTTTTCTCAGGTTTTCTCTCGACCTGTAGCTGCTGGGTGGGATGTGTCAACTTCTGAAGTTGCGTTTGTGCAATCAATGACAACAACAAACGCGAGCAATTACATCAATTTAACCACCTCTAACATTGATGTTGTTGTCGGGCAGGTTGTTTCTGGGACGAACATTGTTTCCGGCACGACGGTAAGCGGTATAACGTCAAGCGCAATACAAACTCTGGGGGCAATCACAGCAGGGTCTGGGTATGTTGACGCGACATACACCAACGTGCCTTTGACTGGCGGTGGCGGGGGAGGCGCGACTGCAACAATTGTTGTTAGCGGTGGCGGGGTGACTTCGGTAACAATTACGTTGCGCGGCGCTGCATACGTTGTTGGTGGTTCTTTGAGCGCATCAAACACGTTTCTTGGCGGAACCGGGTCTGGATTTTCAGTGCTAATAAGCGCGATCTTTGCTCAGACAATTGTCTTGTCCGCCGCTGCGTCTGGAACGGGCACGCAGAATTTGACGTTTAGTACGCCACCGAATCTCATTTCGATGTGGCAGCATGAGGTTGGGACTGACGCTGTAGATGGCCAGAATGTGTTGGCGGTTGATTCTTTCTTTGAGACCAGCGATCTTGGTTGGGTTGCAGGTGGGCCACCAGAACCTGCGATGGTTGGAGAGAACCGTTGGTTACGTTTGGAAAGAATTGAGCCAGACTTCATTCAAGAAGGGGACATGACGGTAGTTGTAACTGGACGCCCGTTTGCTCAGAGTCAAGATGTTGATTCAGATCCGTACACGTTT